ATGCAGACAACGAGATTGACAACCAGCTCTCCGTAGTCGACCTGCACGTAATCACCGTGCCAGATTCGGAAAGCGGTAAACGCTGGAGCGAGGATCAGCCCATACGCCAGAAACTCCATCAGACGGCGGCGCCGTAAGCTCCGCTTCCTGAAGAACATCAGGCGTATGCTGATGAGGATGCATGCAACAGCGTTAATGTTCAGGATCAGTGTTTGCCACGTCATTCTTCCCCCTTCAATCCGGGTAAGTCTCCCGTCTTCGAGCGCTTGAGAACGCGAAGCAGGACGGTGACAGAAACCGTTGAGGCCGCCAGCGCGCCAATGGCTGGAGAAACTTTCACGGCAACTGGCGGAGAGAGATGACTTAATGCCGCATTGATAAGTGCTGCGATGATTTCAGATGCTGTACCGGCGCAGTAAACCCCACCAATGAACGAGATGAGCGCAAACAGTATCTGCTTCCAGAGCTTGTGGTCCTCGCTGCTCAGTACGTAAAGAGCCGCCCCAGCGAGAGAGCAAAGCATTACAGCAGGAGTGGCTTCTGGAAACATCGTCGCGAAAGTTATTCCGGTAGTGCCGGCGGCCACGCCTGCCGTTACCGTTGCAGATATCGGTTCTGCGGACATTTTGCCCCCTCATATTGCTGTTGATCCTCTCAGAAAGGTTGAGGGGAAACAAAAAAGGCCACCCGATGGCAGCCTTAGAAAAGCAAAAACCCCGCCGAGGCAGGGTTTCAATGTTTGATTTCGTTTGGACGGTATCTTCCACGATTAGAAGCATACAGGACAGTTTTATGCAAAGTCAACACTAACGTGCAAAAAAGTGTCGCTAATTGCTCCGATCATATTAATAAGTTGTCGCCTTCTCAAATTCCACTGCTGCATGACGCTCCCCCTGGCGCAGAGTATCCACCAGCATTTCATAGAAGGGTTTCCAGTTGCGTGACCATGAGGATTGATGGAGGTCCGGGAGACGCTTCAAAATGGCACGGTGTACCGTCGCCGAGGAGATAGCAGAGAAGCCATTACCAGAGCAACGTTCACACGTTTTGAAAACCGGTGCGCCGCGGTCTTTAGTCGCTTTGCGGTCCAACACTTCGCCTTTACCGCCACACCTGCACCGGGCAAGGATCACTTTCTTTCCTCCGCATGTTCCGCAAACCCTATTCACCAGCTCATTTTTAATCTTCGGTGCCACCACCTCGGCACCGTCGGCATCGAAAATACCGGGATGTTTAACCACATCCTCATTCCCGGAGATAAACCCGGTACCACTGCAGCTGTGACACGTCACGCTGGTAGCCGCAGAACGTGAGTAATCAGCAAAGGCAAATTGTGCCAACATCTGCATGCACCATCCGAACTGCTCACCAGCTGCTTTGCGAACATTCTTCGGTGCGACATCCATCGCATATCGCGCCAGCGCCTGAACTGCGAGCTGTTCATCCGTTTTGCTGATTCCCGCTTTACCGAAGAACGCCGCCAGGCCGAAGCGCGCGCGGCTGCTGGTGGTACCAATTGCCGCCATTACATCTGTTCCTGTAAGGCGGTCCGGAGAAGTTCCCTTCACGTCGTCGCCGATATGCATTCCCTGAGGACTAAAATGTTTGAGTGATGCTTCCAGTTTCATGCGCTTGCCCCCGCTGTTTTAATGGTTTTAATAGTCTGCATTGCTGGATTGCCTATCTTTTGCGTATCGTCTGGTTTGAGTTTTCTGCTGTGGCGCCGAACGCTGCTTTGCTAACTCCTGGTCAATTGGCAGGAAGTGCCCGTTATAGAATCGTCGGTAAATCGTGCCTAGTTCACCGTTGCGCTGTTTGGTCACGTTAATTTCCGCGATACCTTTCGCTTGAGACTCAGGGTTATAAACTTCGTCGCGGTAAAGCATCATGATCAGATCAGCATCTGCCTCGATCTCACCAGAGTTTTTGAGGTCTGAGTTCATCGGTCGCTTATTGGGCCGCGACTCAACGCCACGAGAAAGCTGGCTCAGGGCAAGCACCGGCGTTTTATTAGATTTAGCCAGACGCTTGAGTCCTTTTGACACCTCACCAACGGCAAGGTCATATCGTGCAGTGCTTTCGATTTTGATGAGTGCCAAGTAATCCACAACCACCAGCGCTATTTCCGGATGCGCCAGTTGTAGGCGGGTAGCTATCTGTTGAATCTGATATACTGTCAGATCGGTGGAATCAACCATCCAGATACTACGGCCTGTCAGGCGCTCTACACCGTTTGTCAGTCTGGCCCAGTCCTCATCTTCAAAATCAGCAGCCTTTTTCAGGCGCGAAACTGACATGCCGCCGGCAGCAGATACCATTCGCTCTCCGATCTGGATATTTGGCATTTCCATGCTGAAGAACAGCACACCACGGCCCTGCTCAGAAACTTTGTCGATGATATCCAGCGCCAATTCAGTTTTACCCATCGACGGACGCGCAGCGATAAACACCAGGTCTGTTGGTTCAATGCCGCCAGTCTTTGCATCAAGCTCTTCAATACCCGTCATGAGGCTTCTGGCTTCTTCGAGCCCGCGGTTGCGTGCATCTACCCGATCCACTACAGCAGGAAGAATGTCGTCGATGTGAACTGGCTGAACGGTCTTTTCTTCGAGAGAAATTGCGGCAATGCTGTTCTGTGCAGCCCTGAATGCCGATAAAGCCGCATCACCATTGTGAGCACTCCGGAGATCAGCCAGCGCCCTTTCAATCACAGCTTCGGCATCACGAACAGCTGCATTACGCTCCAGCGTGGCAACGTAGGACACAAGCGCCGACTTGGCCCATGCGATACGGCTCGAGTCCATAATGATTGCGCTGTGCTTTGGCATGTTTTCGCAGAGCAGTACAGGGTCAATAACGCCAGCTCCACGCGCCTGACGGCAGATCCCAGTATATATTTCCCGATACTGCGGTACCGAGAAAGCGGTGGCCGGCACCCTGGAAAGAATATCCAGTACCTCAGGGTCGGCTCCACGCAGAAAAATTGCGCCGATCACCGCACCTTCCAGATCTTCATTTTTCCAGACAGGAGTCATGCTACAACTCCTGACGCGATGGCACGGAAACTTCCCCAGCCAAATGCCAGACGGTTGCGGCCACCATCGGTAACCCGGTCCACGATTCGCTCACCAATAGTCTCTTTCAACTGGTCAAATGTGAGATTGCTGATCAGGATTGTTGGCAAAATGCTTTCGTACCGGGCATTGATAATTTCCTGCAGGATGGTCATTTCAGTCGGGCTGCCGAACTGAACGCCCACTTCGTCGATAATCAACAGATCCAGTGAAGCAAAGCGCTCAATGACATCTTCCTCCGTCATTTCAGCATTGTGGCGCCACGTGCTTTTCACCGCTCGGGTTAGCCGCATAACATCAGTGATTTCCACTTTAGCGAGATGATCGCGGATGATGCTTTTCGCCATAGACACTGCCAGGTGGTTTTTGCCGGTACCACAATTTCCTGTCATAACGAGCCCAGTTCCAGCTTTAAGGCGTTCAGGCCAGCTGGTGGCATAACGCTGACAAGCCGCGAGATTTTTGGCGGCATCCTGATTGATGGCCTGGTAGTTATCGAATTCACATGCTTCGAACCGTCTTGCGATCCCAGCATTGTCTATCAGGTCGGCTACTCGCAATGTACGCAGACTGGATTCAATGCCAGCGAGTTCCGCTTTCACACATTCCGGGCATTGGGAGTGCTTAACATTTTCAACGCCTCGATAGGCTTTTCCAGTGAGGGAAATACGCTGATAATCACCATGTTTTTCACAGGCGGCGGCGTGGACGCTCCCTGACTCCCAGCTTCCCCACTGCCACGGTTTTTTGTGTTCCACAGCAAACGCCAGCTCTTCACGAAGCCCTTCGCGCTTTGCCACCAGAGCTTCCCTTTCTTCGCGTTGTTTGATACTCAACATTGTGATTTCTCCTGCTTACCAGTTGCAGTCTGATTGGCCATAGTCTTGTTCACTAAACCCCGAAACCGGCAGTCCACCAGGTCTACCGCTTACCGCACCAGATGGCGCCTGCCATGACTCTTCGAAATGCCGATCGGGACCAAAGAACGTCGCCGCCTGTTTCACGTACTGCGTTCCGGCGCTACCTGTAGCACGGACATAACCTGCATAACGGTTTACACCAGCCAGCATTGCCTCAGTGTTAACACCGTCTTTGATTCGAGCTTTCCAGGCTTTCCAAGCAGCGGCTTTAGAATTACCGCCAGCACGTTTAGGGTATGCCTGCCATGCCCGCTCGAACTCGTTGGAATAATTCTCTTTGGAAGAGCGATTTTCAGAATGGTTATCAGATGAACCGTTATATTTAGGTTCTATGACTGATTCATTGACTGGTTCAAAAGAGTGACTGATTCTGGGTGCAGCTCCTGCACTACCCCCTAGTGAATCTCCTGCACTATGGGGTGAATCTCCTGCACCAGGTAGTGAACGATTCGCACTACCCCCTAGTGAATCTCCTGCACTACTGAAATCAAGGCGATATACATTACTTGAGTTACCTTTTGGACCTGGGCGAAGTTCTTTTTTTACCAGGCCGCATTCACATAAAGCATCAATGTGAATCATCACAGATCGCTTACTGATTTCGCACTGATCAGCGATGTGTTGATAGCTCGGCCAGCACTCTCCATGGTCACTAGCGTTATCTGCAAGCTTCAGTAGCACGAGCTTACGCAGTGGATTTCCCACCTTGACCTTCATTGCTTTAACCATCAGTTCCATGCTCATGCGACACCCGCCAACTCATTTTCGTTACTGAATTCAGCCACCAGTAAAGGTTCGCTGACGCAATAATGCCGTGACATGTCACACCCCATTACCCGGGTGCGGGAAAACAAGCATTTCTCGCTTGAGGATTTTTTTACCAACAAAAGTTCTACTTGCTGCTTCAATAGAAGTTGCAAGCTTTGGTGAAGCGTTTCTGTAGCCATAGGCAATAAGATTCAAATATCCTGTTGATGTGCCGCTCTTGACGGCTAATGCGTGCCACTCCTCTTTAGTGGAAGCCCGACGCCAGGAAAGAAGTTCGTTTTCCATACCTACACCTCAATTTATCATTTTGGTAAAGTTTATCTTTACGATAACTACCAGGCAAGATAAATTTATCAAATTAGGTATTTATCATATTGCTAAAAAGTGGGAGTATTTGGTTATGGACATAAAAAACATTCGACGCCAGAACCTAAACAGGTTGATTGGTGAGTACATCTTGGAAGGCTATACCAAGGCACAAATTGCTGAAAAAATTGGTATACCCCCATCTCAACTGAGTCAGTTATCAGGCTCTAACGCCTCTCGTAACATTGGCGACATAATAGCCAGGAGAATTGAGTCAAGTATGGGTCTGCCCCATGGCTGGATGGATTCAAACAGAGCAGATGTTGATGCATCGGGTACGAAGCCTAATTTTTTCATAAATCCACTTACAAAAAATCAGCAGCAATATCGAATTGAGGTGATGGACACTGAGTTCAGTTGCGGAAGTGGCAGGATGAACATGGACTATCCTGAAATTATTAAATCAATTGAACTCGATCCAGAGGAAGCCAAAAGGATGTTTGGTGGGCGTAGCCCTACCTCCCTGAAAATCTGCACGGTTGTCGGGGATAGCATGCTCGGGACTATTTATCCTGGGGATCTTGTCGTGATAGACATTACGGTAAACCGCCTGATAGGTGATGGAATTTATGCTTTCGTTTATGGTGACAATTTCCATATCAAACGCTTACAGTTGCTTAAGGACAAGCTGGTAGTCATCAGCGATAATCCCACATACGAAAAATGGCATGTATCTGAAACTGATCAAAGCGAGTTTCACATTCAAGGTTTAGTAGTCGGCAGGTGGCAAATGTCATATAACCGCTTGGGCTGACACTCATACGGATACAAAACCAGCTCCGGCTGGTTTTTTTATGCCTGCCATAAAATAATTTACTATAAATATCAAAAGCATAACCATTAATTTATCATAATTTATCAAAAAGATATTTACCAAAATTTATCTTTGAGATAAAGTTCAATCATCGGCAAACAACGGAGCCTATGAAATGAACACTCAAATTATCGTAGCCAAAACCATCGGCAAAAGAATACTTAATCAAAGATCTTCTCTTCGCCTTTCTCAGGATTTTTTGGCTGATCATCTTGGTTTAACAACCGAAACCATTAACAACTGGGAAACGGAAAAAAGTGTTCCTTTTGCTGACCAGTTAATCCAATTGGCTAACATTCTTCATTCTGATGTTCTGTGGCTCATTTCAGGAAACGAGCAGTGCGGTGAATTTACAGAGCCAACAAGTATTTTAACGTCCAATCAACTTAACTCATGGGCTGCGGATATTGGCAATTGCAGAATGGCTTTATCTAATGCTATGGATTGCATGCCTCAGGAATTGTCGGCTATCGGTACACTAACTATCGTTTATGAAAAATTAGACGACTTGCAAGAAACCATCAGCAATCAAGCCGACAAAATTTAAAATTAATTAACATTATTTAATTAACACCTTTCTTGGTGGGGAAAAACTCACCCTGAGGAAATGAAAATGCAAAATTCCGTCGCAATTAATCAGCCGATTAAAACGCCTCAAATGCTGTTCGGATCTGACAACATTAATGACTTTGGCAACCGCGTTCAAAGCTGCCGGATGGAAGGTGATTCCATGCAGCCGACCATCGAACCATGTGAGGTTGTGGCTTTCGTTGATTGCGGTGGACGTGCGCTTACCTCTGGCATTTATGTTTACACAATGGATGCTTTTGGTCGCCCATGCCTTTTCATTAAGAGAATCGAGCCATTAGCTGATGGCTCATTAAAAATCATCTCTGATAACCATCATTACGAAACTTTCACCCTTAACACCGATGAACAGAAAGAAATCAAAATTCACGGTCGGGTAGTCGCGTCTTTGGCTGTGAGGCGCTTCGTATGACTTTCATCATTGATAAATCGGCATACAGAACAGCATGCCTTTATGCGGCCTGCGGTTACGAGGTAATCGCTCGTCTTTATCTTAAAAAAGCATATGGACGGTAATTATGATCGTCTTAAAAAGACAAGATATTCAGAGTGTGAATATCAAAGCTGAGCAACTGTCTGGTCTATCGCAAACATTATTTGAATATCACGACAAGCTCGATCACTTCCAACTTAAAGCAATTTGCGCTCTTGTTTATGACCTAGCCGCTGATATTCATGACTGGACCGAAAAAGAAGAGGAAATAGTTATGGGTTTGGAGGAGGAGCAGCGCAATGGATAAATTAATCGAGACATATCGCCGCCGAATTTTAAAAGCAGCGTTATTACGCCACCAGCGTAAAACAGGCAGTAACTGCATTGTTATAAAGCTTAATAAAGGCGGAATTAACACGGTCGAGTTAACAGAGATTCTTCTCGATGGATTATTACGAAAATTCGAAAGGCTCGCGATCAGTGAGCACGGGAATGTCGAAGGCGTAAAAGCTATCAAGGGAATTTACAGCAGCGCTGTCGATGTTAATGGCAGTGGTGAATTTCTTACGGATAGCGGGAAGGAATTAATCGACGAGCTCATTTCTGAGTTGGTTGAGTTCGTCAAAAAACAAAAAGTGGAGGCCCGGATCTGATGGCGCTGACAGCGATACGAATTCCTGAGTGGGTACACCTGCGGGCGGTCCATGTACTCCGCCAGTTCAGAGCCAGGCGAATTCATCCCTGCCGAATGCACGGCTCCGGAAATCTGAGCCTGAGGGTTAATCGCCGCTGGCGGTTGCTGTCAAGAGACGGCGGTCAGAACTGGGAAGTAATGAGTCACGAACGATACAGCAAAGTTAAGGACCGGAAATGAACGATAAACGCATCAGCACCACCTCAATTGACAGCGCCTTTGCCAAAGAGCTGCAGCCCGTTTACGTCGTATCACGACACGGCTACTCGCGCCGCTTCCTCAGCAGGAGCGCAGCGATCAGCAACCTTGCTCACTACATGGTAACCAAAACTTTTCATCGTGCCGGTTTGAATACCAACGAACCAGATGAGCCAGTTTTCAGCAACGGTATTTTGGTCAATCGCATGGGTCAGCACACACAACAATACCTCTTTGCGCACAAACGGTGCATGCGCCGTATTCGCCGAATTCTGGAACGTAAGCGCGAAACTCAGAAGTGGCTTGAGAAGTGGGACGCGATGCACGACCGCTACGTGAAAGATGTCGAGGCTCTGCAGTCCTGTAAACCTGACGGGGTGAAATGATGAAGTCTTTCATTCTCAGCATCATTGTTTCCATGCTGCTGGCGGCCACCGTTATCGGCGCGCTGATTGAATATAAATTTTTGGTGAGGTAGCGAGGCGATCCATGAATAAGCCAGTTTTAGAAATTATTAAGCGTTGGACCCGTCTGGCAACAGAGGCCAAGCAGCTGGGGCTCACCACCATCCCTATCGACCCGGAAAACATGTTGATGGTGCTGGGGGAGTTGCCGGCCAGTTCGGCTGAAAAGTCAGCCGATTGCCAGAATGACTATCAGGCTGCGATCGACATCTTGCGCGACAGAGCTGCTCGCGAACTCGATGGTGGTTTTCGCGCACATCACAACGCCCTGATTTATGCAGCTAATGAACTTGAAAACGCACAGGCTTTCGCAAAGGAGAACTTTAATGGCTAATTCATTCAAACAGATGACAAAATCTGGCGTTATTAAACGTACCGATACAGGGATGTTTATCAGCCTTGATCAAATCCATGTGCGTGAAGGTTTCAATAAGCGTGAAGACGACGAACGTACCCGCCAGGCTGATGATGACCTATTCAACTATCTGATGAACGGTGGTTCTGTTCCTCCGCTGGAGGTTATTGCTCGTGATGAAGGTGGTGTGTGGGTTGTTGAAGGTCACCGCCGTCGTCGCTGCTATGCGCGCTGCGCTGAAGCTGGAAAGCCAGTAGACCGCATTCACATCATGCCGTTCAACGGTAACGATGTGCAGCGCTTGGCACGCATTATGACCAGCAATAACCAGCTCCCTCTCTCTGATATGGAACAGGCAGCAGTTATTCAGGAACTGCATAACGCCTTCAATCAGACTACCAGCGAGATCGCAAAACTGGTCAATAAATCAGTGGCCACGGTAGAGAAGTTGCTGCTCCTGAGCACGGCAAACCATGACGTTCAGCAGGAAGTTAAATCTGGTGCGGTGTCAGTCGATGTCGCGGTTGATCGCGTTATGGAGTATGGCGAACAGGCCGGAAAAGTTCTCCAGCACGACAAAGCAGTGGCAGCTGCGCAGGGTAAAACGAAAGTTACCCGTAGCTCTATCGCACCGGAACTGAGCATAAAGAGCGCGCGCCGTTTCGTTGAATTGATGGCTCAGGCCACGATCAGCGATGAAGGTGTTTTCACTCTTGAAGGTGCTGCTCTGGCCGAAGCACTGTCGATTATGGACGAGCAAAAAGCGATTGCGGAAGCGCGTGAAACATACCGCCTTTCACAACCAATACCTGAAAC